GGATTCTCTTGAACTTGTTTTTCTATTTCAGATAGTAAAAGTGTAATTGTATAAAATGCTCTTTCAAAGTCACCGAGCTCTTGATATTGTTTAGTTAAAATGTGTTGTACACTTTCTTCTTGACTCTTACCATCAATAAGGTGCTTGAAGATTGTATATAATGCATCTTTGGACATTAGATAGAAGTTCTTATTGACCTTAATGTCAATTAGTGCATTATCTTTTATTTCTTTTACTTTTACTGGCATGCTAAATTGTTTTAACAAATATAATAAATAATGATAATAGAAGAGTATAAACAAAAAATATTTGAGATGTTGGAACCAAGTGGTTGGGGTAAGGTTCTTAAACCTTATATATTTAGTATTGAATTTGAAAACATACTTACAAGTTTATATGACTTAAGTAATGCAAATAAAAGATTCACACCGCCACTAAAAGATGCATTTAATGCATTTCTAGAGTGTCCTTATAATGAATTAAAACTAGTAATAGTTGGTCAGGATCCATATCCACAATTTGGAGTTGCTGATGGTATTGCATTTAGTTGTAGTAATACAGGAGTTCTACAGCCCAGTTTAAGATATATGTTTAATGAAATCAATAAGACTATTTATGGTGGCACAACTCTTTGTACTGATGTTGACTTGAGAAGATGGTCTAACCAAGGAGTTCTGATGCTTAATACATCTTTAACAACTCAAGTTGAGAAGATTGGTCAGCACTATGATATCTGGAAAGGATTTGTTTCATATTTATTTGACTATCTTGATCACAATAAAAAAGATCTTGTCTATCTTTACATGGGAAAGAAAGCTCAAGAATGGGCAGACTTTGTTGGTGATAATAATCATAAGATATTTACAAGTCATCCGGCAAGTGCAGCATATAACAAACAAAAAGAATGGAATTCAGATAATGCATTCTTAAAGGCACAATATGCTGTTGCAGAGAGAACTGGATTTATAATTAGTTGGTAGTATGGAAGATATATTTTTAAGATTTATTGGCGAGGGTATAACGCCAAATAGTTACTATATATTACATTGTATAAAGAGCAGTATGATACCATGCTCTTATGTAAGTAAGGAGCTTGAGGTTAATAGATTAATTTCTGATGGTTGGTTGAATGAGGACTTGACATTAACAGATAAAAGTATTATCTTTACTACTGAGATTGACGGATACTTTAAGAAGTCAAAGAAGAAAACATCTAAAACTTTATTGGGAGATAACTTTGAGGACAATGTAAAGAAATATTCAGAAACATTTCCAAGTATAAAACTTGCCAGTGGTAAGTATGCAAGATCTAATCCAAAGAATTTAGAAAATGCATTTAGATGGTTCTTTGAAACTTATAATTACAGTTGGGATACAGTTTTATTGGCAGCAAAGAAATATGTTTTGGAATACAGAGAGATTAGTTATCAATACATGAGAACATCTCAATATTTTATTAGAAAACAAAGCAGTGATAAAACATGGGACTCAGACTTGGCTGATTATTGTGAGATGATTTTAAATAAACCAGATGATGAGATAATATTTATTAAAGAGAGATTATTTTGATTGTAGTAAACATACATAAGCTATTTATTGGTTTAATTGGTAGTATTTTATTATACCTAATTATCAATAGATTTGTAGTAGAAGTAAGTGTCACACAGTATATTGTGATTGAGGTACTTATCACAGTTTTCCATTGGCTATATGAGCAACTAAAGCATTATATAGATGATGGAGATAGTGAATTTAGAGCATAATCTGTAAACATATGTATAATAATGCTAGGGCACTAAAGCCCGTGAGTGAAAGAGATGCTCTTAAAAAGGCTCTCTATAAAATAAAAGCTAGACACAATGGTGAATTAAAATCATTGAAGACAGCTTGGGTAAATTTTAATGATGCTTTTTGTGATGGGTTGGAGTGGAGGACTATCACAGTTGTTGGTGCTAGACCTGGTACTGGTAAGACTTTATTTATGGAACAATTGGTTAATGATGTCATAAAGATGAATCCTGACCAAAAGTTTAGAGTATTAAAGTTTCAGTTTGAGATGTTGGATGAAACAAATGGTATCAGAAAATTGTCTATGAATGTTGGTTCTGATTATAATACTCTGATGAGTAAGGGTAAGCCTATTGACAAAGGTATTTTCCAGAAGTGTGTGCAGTTTTATGAAGACACTGCAAGTTATGATATGGTAGATGTAGTGTATGATCCATGTACAGTGGAAGAGATGTGTGCTACCATTCATGCTTATATGTTAGAAAATAAAACAGATGAGGGATTTACAAATACTTTGGTCACTATAGATCACTCAGCTTTATTTAAAACTGGTGGAAAGTATAAAGATAAGTTTGAGATGTTATATGGTCTAGGTGAGGCTCTTACAGAAATGAAGAAGAAGTTTCCTGTGGCATTCTTAGTGTTAAGTCAGCTCAACAGAAATGTTGAAACACCTGAGAGAGCAAAGGATGGTACTTATGGAAACTATATTCTGGATTCTGATTTATATGGTTCTGATGCTTTATTACAACATGCTGATGTTGTTCTGGGAATAAACCGCCCTTATAATAGAAAGATTAAGTTTTATGGTCCGGAGAGATATATTATAAACAATCCAGATCTATTAGTATTTCATATACTTAAATCCAGAAATGGTTTTATGGGAATGACATTCTTTAAACTTGATAGAGTTATTATGAGGATAGTAGAAGTAGACCCGCCACCAACAGCATCATAATTTAAACTAAAAATATGTATACAAGAAGAGAAAAAGAAAAAGAGATGATGGAACATCACCTTGATTACTTACAAAATCTAAAAACAGCTTATCAGTTTACTGTTAAAACTGCATTCTTTAGCAAGGGTAAAGTTGGTAGAAACATACAGCTGTTTGAGAATGAACTTAGTAGGGGTTCTGATATTTATATTGAACTAGTAGACTTTCTCAGAGATCCAAGTGGAGTGGAGATAGATATGGTACCAATGTATGAAGAAAGACCACTATTTAAGTACAGATATAATCCTTATTTTAGTGAAGAATATGAAACTAAAACGGGTACAAGCTCAAGAGGTGAGGAATATATCACATATGTTATACCTGCTTCTGAGTTAGTTTATGTTACTAGAGATGGGAGTGAAATGCCATACAATCAGTATGATAAGTATAGGCTTGAAGAACCAAAGAAACAAACTAAACTCAGTGTTTTTCCAGACTTTGAGCAGGAATTCCTTCCCAAAATAAAGCAGGAAAGTAATGAGGTAAGTTCTATTTTATTAGAAATTGCAAGTGGATTTCAAAAACTTGCAGAAGCATTAAAAGACAAATAATATGAGTATAGTACTTCCAACAAAGAAAGTAAAAGCTGATAGAGTTAATCCCAAAAGATTGATTGTCTATTCTAAGCCTAAAACTGGTAAGACAACTGCATTTGCAGGTCTTGATGATAATTTGATTATTGACTTAGAAAATGGTGCGGACTATGTAGAAGCCCTAAAAGTCAAGGCAAATAATCTGCAGGAATTGAAAGAAGTTGGTAAAGCAATTAAAGAAGCTAACTATCCGTACAAGTATGTTACAATTGATACTGTAACTGCTTTGGAGGACATGGTTATGCCACTTGCAATTAACCTTTACCAAAAGACACCAATGGGTAAGAATTATTCTGGAGACAGTATTCTAACCTTACCAAATGGTGCTGGCTATCTATATATTAGACAAGCATTCTTTCAGGTTTTAGATTTTATTGATACATTAGCACCCCATATTATTCTATCTGGTCACATTAAAGACAAGCAGGTAGATGATAAAGGTGAGATGGTATTATCTGCAAATATAGATTTGACGGGTAAGATAAAATCTCTAATCTGCGCTAATGCAGATGCAATAGGTTATATGTACAGAAAAGGTAATGAAACTATTATTAGCTTTAAAACTAATGAAGAAGTTACTTGTGGTGCAAGACCTGAGCACTTAAGAAATGAAGAGATAGTAGTTTCTGAGATGAAAGATGGTGAGATAATAACTCACTGGGATAAAGTATATAAATAATAAATAATAACAAAATGGGATTAAGCACAAAAGATCTAGTAAGTGAAAACACGGGTGGTGGGATGGCAAAAACAATTGCACCAGGAAACCACACACTAAAAATTAATAGTATTGTATTGGAGAACTTTCAATTTATTGATGGTGCCAAGCATTTAATACTTAATGTTGAAACAGAACCAATTGAGGGGTTTGAAGGCTTTTATATTGACAAAGATGATGAAAGCAAGGGTAGATATGCTGGACAGATTGGTAGGGTAAAAGCTAGTCAATATGCATTTGCTGATGGTGTAACTAAGTCTGGAATTAAAATTCAGAGAGATAGATCTCTAATGATGTTCTTGGCTAACTTATCTAAGGCAACGGGTATTATGAAATGGTTTGAGGAGCAGGATAATAAGTTTAATACTATTGAAGAATTTGTAAGAAACTTTAGTGATAATGCTCCACTTAAAGATAAGTATTTAGATTTCTGTATTGCTGGTAAGGAATATGAAAACAAGTCTGGTTATACTGCCTATGACATGTGGTTACCAAAAGCAGAAAATAATAAATATGCTTATGCTGAAATGAGTGCAGATAAAGTACTTCAGTATGATGAAACTAAACATCTTAAAAAACTTGAAGTAAAGCCAGTAGAAAACTTTGGTGATGATGATGAATTCTCAGCACCATCTAGGGGTTCTTCTGATTTCAGTTTAGATTAACAGCTCTTGTATACAGGGGAGTTAATCTAGCTCCCCTTATACATTTAAATTGGGTTGCTATGATTTCTACAAAGAATTTAATATATGATTTAGCTGATGTCCCAAGAGAGTGGGTATTTGAACACTATCTAAACCTTACTGAAAAACTTACAGGTCAGGATATTAAAATAAAGTCTGTATTTAATACACGGGAGAAAACACCTTCTATGTGTATTTATATTGACAGAAATAATATTTATAAGTTTAAAGATTTTTCTTCAGGTAATGGTGGTGATGCAATTAGTCTTGTCCAAAATCTATTTAATTTATCCACTAGAGGTTCTGCAAGTTATAAGATTATTGAAGACTATAACCAATATGTTCTAAACAATGGTTATAATCCTATTAAATCTTACAAACAGCACAGTAAGTTTAAAGTTACTGATTATGAAATGCGGCACTGGAATACTCTTGATCAAAAATATTGGATGGGATTTCACATTGGTTCTAGATTGTTGTCTAGATATAATGTTGTTCCACTAGAATATTATGTGATGACAAAGACAGATGAAAATGATGTTGTGTCAAGCATAACTATCAGGGGTAACTATATCTATGGGTATTTTAGAGAAGACGGGACACTCTATAAGATCTATCAGCCAAAGGTTAAAGAAAGTAAATTTATCAAGGTAAGAGATTATATACAGGGTACGGAACAATTAGTATTTGATAAACCTTATTTGATAATTACATCTTCCCTTAAAGATCTGATGGCATATCAAAAACTAAAGATTAGTAATTCAGAAGTAATTGCACCAGACAGTGAGAATACTATGATACCTGAGAACATAATGAATA